ATCATCACCGGCGGCAGCGCCTACATGTTCGGCCGGCGCGACGGGATCGTGCTGGGCGGGACGTTCCAGCACCACAATTGGTCTCTCGCGCCGGATGATGCGGACACCGCCGCCATCCTTGCCGCAAACCGGCGCCTGTTTGCGGCTGGGGTGGGGGTATGATTGTGATCCGCATCACAGGTGATTTGAGGAAAGTCCGCAAGATCCCCCTCTAACTCCCCCTTTTCAAGGGGGAGGACAGGTGGGGGTCTGAGCGGACTAGCCTTCGCGCTGCCGGATCAAGTCGATCTCGGACCTGATCTGCTGAGCCACCGCCTCAAGCGACTCATCGATATGAGAGACCGGAATGCGCATGATGGAGATCCCCCGTTCGCCAAGAAAGGCGTCTCGCCGGGCATCCCGGATCGGATCATGCCAGTCGCCATCGACTTGCGGCTCAGAAGGAGCCACACCTTGTATTCCGTCTTCGATGCCGACTGGCGAAGGGCACGGGCGCGGCTTGTGTGTTCAGGCGTACGCGAGAACTTGTCCGCCATGACGTATCAGCCCCCGGTGCGGAAGGCTTTCCGGCCGAAATAGGCGTTCTTGGGGGTGGGGGGCGTGTCGTCGGGCTTGGTGTCTTCGGCGGTCTTGGCGGGTTCCGTCGGCGCGGGATTGGTGCCGTTCATCAGGCCGCGGATCCAGGCGCAAGCGGCCCCGGCAGTGGAGACTTCGAGATCCGGCACCGACCGGTCCATGCGGCGCGCGAGCTGGCGGGCCTGGTGGGCGGTGAGGGATTTCAGCGTGGTCTCAAACAGGTCGCCGCCGACCGTTTCGCGCAGGGCCTTCATGTCATCCGTCGTCTGACCGGCCGAAATCATCAGCTTCTTGACCAGCAGCATGGTGGCCCCGGCGAAATCCTTCTCGCCGAGCCTGGCAAAGCGCTCGCGCTGGGCGAGCAGGGATTCCAGCGCCTTGGCGCTTGGAGGGGTGGCGGTGTCGCTCATTGAATCTTCTCCCGCACTTCCTTGAGAAGGCTCTCGACAATGCCGAGCGCATCGCCGGGCCATTTGGCCTGCAGCGTCGGCTCGGGGCCAAGCTCGATCGGGTTGGTGGCAAAGCCCTGCTTCATCGGGACGACCGTCTTGAACATGTCGAATTCGGTTTCCTTGGCACTGGCCGCTTCGCGCATGGCGTTCAGCACGACCTGCTGGTGCGGGGTGCCATCATAGCGGGTGGCAAGGACGCAGGGCAGATTCTCGATGTCCCGGCCGCGCAGATTGCGCATGATGTCGCCGGTGAACAGGTCGAGGCCGAGCGTGGACATGAAGTCCGGAATCGTCGGTACAATGATGAGGTGGCTGGCGGCCAGCACGGTTTCGGTCATCACCGAGATGCCCGGAGGGCAGTCGCAGATGATGACGTCATATTCGGCCTTCAGCTTCTCGAAATCGTCGCGCATGCGGCGGCCGACCTGGCCCTGCAGCGCTTCCATCGAATAGCCCTTGGCGGTCAGCTCATAGATCAGCTCGCGCTCGGTCTTGCGCAGGCGCGGCGAAGACGGGATCAGGTCCAGTTCCAGCGGCTTGCCATTATAGGTGACGTCGGAGGCGTCGGTGACGATGAAATCTGACAGGCGCTTGTGCTCGCCGGCAAAGAAATTCTCCAGCAGCCAGTCGGAAATCGTGACGTAGTCATTGATCGCCTGGAACAGATGCTCGTCGCCCTCATGGCCGTAGACGAGCAGGGAGGCATTGGCCTGGGTGTCGAGATCCACGACCAGTGTGCGGAAGCCATTGGCGGCAAAAGCCTCAGCCAGACTGACACAAGTGGTGGTTTTGCCAACGCCGCCTTTGGAGTTGGCGACGGAAATGACACGTGCCGACATTCTGTTAGCTCCTTCGCCCCTGATCGAATGGCGAAAAAGCAGATTTGGACCCGTCTGGCTATGGCTGCGGGGGAATAAAATACAGGGAAAATTTTGCTCCAATCCTCAGCTTTCTCTGTTTAGCGGGCTGATTTCCTGCGAGTTTTTTTGGCTGAATCCGATGGGGCCGGTGAGGATTTAATTTCTGCTCATCAACGCAAATGGAGCAGCGCCCCTCATGAACCCGATCTGGCCTTTCAGCCGCCGTCCCCGCGAGGCGAAATCTGCGCCGCCCCTGGTCGCGCTTTCTGACGTCGGGGCGGCCCGTTGGGGCAGCCGGGACGGCGCGGCGCTGACCCGGGACGGCTACCTCGCCAATGCCATCGCCTATCGCGCGGTGCGCATGGTGGCGGAGGCGGCGGCCTCGGTGCCGCTGGTGACCGGCCATGAGGGGGCGGCGCGCCTGATACGACGCCCCCAGCCAGACGGCATTGCGACAGAATTGTTCGAGACGGCCTATTCCCAGCTCCAGCTGACGGGGAATGCCTTCCTGGAGGGCGTGCGGCTGGACGCGGCGGAGGTGGTTTCGGCGCTTTACGCGCTCAGCCCCTCGGCAATGCGGCCGGTGTCGGATGCGCGGGGCTGGGTCGAGGCCTGGGCGGTGCGCGAGCGCCACGGGGAACGGCTGATCCGGCGCGATGCCGAGACCGGCTGGAGCCCGGTGCTGCACCTGAAACTGTTCAACCCGGTCAGCGACACGCTGGGGCTTCCCCCGCTGGGCGCCGCAAGGCGGGCGCTGGATTTGCACAATGCGAGCGCCGACTGGGCCAAGGCCCTGATCGACAATTCGGCGAAGCCGTCTGGCGCGCTGGTCTATGGCGGGCATGGGCGGATGCCGCCGGACCAGTTCGACGCGCTGAAGGCCGAGCTGGAAGGCATGTATTCCGGCGCGGCAAATGCGGGGCGGCCGCTATTGCTGGAAGGCGGGCTCGACTGGCGGCCGATGTCGCTGTCTCCGGCAGAGATGGATTTCCTTGAGGCGCGGCACGCCGCGGCGCGGGAGATCGCGCTGGCGCTCGGCGTGCCGCCCATGCTGCTCGGGATTCCGGGGGATAATACGTATTCGAACTACAAGGAGGCGAACCTCGCCTTCTGGCGGATGACCGTCTTGCCGCTGGTGCAGAAGATGGCGGCGGCGCTGTCGGCCTGGCTGGATGTGCCGTTCGGGGCGGAGGTGGAGGTGCGCGCAGATATTGACCGTGTGCCGGCGCTGTCGGCCGAACGCGATGCGCTCTGGGCGCGTCTTGAAGGCGCGAGCTTTGCGACGGGCGAAGAGAAGCGAAAGCTTGCGGGGCTGCAGCCATGAAGCTCGACCGGAAAGTGACGATCGGATTCCTCGTCGCCGTGCTGGTGCAGACCGGCGGGGCGCTGGTCTGGGCGGGCGCGGCAGCGGAGCGGATCTCGACGCTGGAAGACACGGTCCGGGATCGGCGCAGCGTGGTCGAGCGGCTGGCGCGCGTCGAAGAGGGCGTGGACCGGATGGAAAGCCAGCTGGACCGGATCGAGCGGCGACTGGAGGGCGCGGATGAATAGGGGTGTGTTTCGTGGGGAGAGTCCGGTGGCCCCCCACCTGTCCTCCCCCTTCCAGGGGGAGGAACGCCAACGGCATGTCCGGTCTGTTCTCCCCCCTGAAAGGGGGGAGTTAGGGGGAGGTCTTCGAACGCGCAGGCCCCTCCTCATCGAAGGCTATGCCTCGCTGTTCGGCGTGCCGGATGCGAGCGGGGATGTCGTGCGGGCGGGCGCCTTTGCCCGCAGCCTGCAACGGGGCACGCAGCTGCCGATGCTGTTGCAACACAGGCCGGGCACGATGGCCGGGCGCTGGGTGCGGATGATCGAGGATGGACGCGGGCTCTATGTGCGCGGTCTCGTCGAGGGCGTGGCGGCGCGGTCCCTGGTGGCGCAGGGGCTCAGCGGCCTCTCCATCGGGTTCCGCCCGCGCCTCTGGAATGCACGGCGCCCGGACGGGCGGGAACTGGTCGAGGTGGACCTTGTCGAGGTCTCCCTTGTGACCAGCCCGATGCAGGCACGGGCGCGGTTTGCCCTGCTGGGGGCGGAGGCGAAAGCGGCGTGATCCGGAAGCCCGCGCTCGTGCTTCGACTTCGCTCAGCATGAGCGCTTTGAAAGTACAGAACTCATCCTGAGCGAAGTCGAAGGATGGTGAATTTGAGAGGAATGGAGACAGCATGACCAAGGAAACAAAGATGGCAGGTGGCGGCGATGCCGAGCTGATGGCGGCCTTCGCCGCCTATACCGAGGCGAACGATGCCCGCCTGGCGGAGATCGAAGCCAAGGGCGCAAGCGATCCGCTAACGGATGAACGGCTGTCGCGCATTGACCGGCGGCTCGAAGCGCTGAGCCTGAAAATGGCCCGGCCGGAGGCAGGCGAGGGGAAGACCGCAGACGAGGATGCGCGCAGCGCGGCCTGGGGGCGCTATTTGCGCAGCGGCGATGATAGCGGGCTGTCGCGCCTCGACGTGAAGGCGCTGAACACCGGCACGGATGAGCAGGGCGGCTATATTGCGCCGCCGGAGCTGGACCGGCTGATCGAGTCGCGCCTGCTGGCGGCGAGCCCGATGCGCCAGATTGCGACCGTGCGGCAGACGTCTGCCGGTGTCTACAAGAAGCCGGTCGGGCTTGGCGCGGCGGCGAGCTGGGTCGGTGAACAGGTGGCGCGGACCGAAACGGCGCAGTCGGGGCTGTCGCTGCTCGAATTTCCCGCAGGCGAGCTGTACGCCATGCCGGCGGCGACGCAGACCCTGCTGGAAGATTCCTATGCCGACATTGATGCCTGGCTGGCCGATGAGGTGGAAGCCGCCTTTGCGGCGCAGGAATCGGCGGCCTTCATCAGCGGCGATGGCGATGGCAAGCCGAAGGGCTTTCTCGACTATGAGATCGTCGCCGAGGCAAGCCATGTCTGGGGCAAGGTGGGCTCGGTGGCCGGGGACTTTACCGTCGCCGATGCGGCAGACCAGCTGATCGACCTGATCTATACGCCCAAGGCGCAGTTCCGCGCCAATGGGCGCTTCGTGATGAACCGGCGCACCGTGGCCGCTGTCCGTAAGCTGAAGGATGTGGACGGGCGGTATATCTGGCAGCCCGGCACGGGGGGCGAGCCCGCCACGATCATGGGCTATCCGGTGACCGAGGCCGAGGACATGCCGGATATTGGCACGGGCAATGCGGCCATCGCCTTCGGGGATTTCCGGCGCTTCTACCTGATCGCCGACCGGCAGGGCGCGCGCGTCTTGCGCGATCCGTACTCCGCCAAGCCCTTCGTCCTGTTCTACACGACCAAGCGCGTCGGCGGCGGCGTGCAGAATTTCGACGCCGCGAAAGTGATGGTGTTCTGAGTTTTTAAATCTGCTCGGGCGCGGTTCCTCGCTGCGCTCGAGCACCCTGCGCCTGCGCGTTGCTTGTGTGGGTGCTTCGCAAGTTCAATCCAACCAAAGGAAACCAAACATGTTCGAATCCATTCTCACCACCCTCATCCGCCAGGCCGCGCTGCTGACCGGCCCGCAGCAGGAGGAATTCACTACGAAGATCGCCGAAGCGCTCTCGACCCTGATCAATTCGACCGAGACCGAGATCGACAATGAACTCGTCCGCAGCGTCGCCCTGCCCATCGGCGGCACGCTGATCGAAAAGCTGGAGGGGCTGGTTTAGGGTAGCTTTTGCATGAGTTCCAAGCTCAGCAGCAGCAGTCCAAGTAGTATCCGAAGCCAGTCCATCCATTCACGCAGTTTCTTGGGAATCTTCATCACATCACTCCATTGATTAGATGTGGTTCAAGCTCCCATGAAGGCTGTATATCCAGAGTATACGGCGAATAACCACATAAAAACAAAGGGTAAGAGATGAACAATCTGACGGTGATTTCACCGCCGGACGGGGAGGCTTTGTCTCTCGACGCGGCAAAGGAGTATTTGCGCATCGGCCATGCGGGCGAGGATGGGCTGGTGGCGGAGTTGATCGCGGCGGCGCGGGCGCGGCTGGAGGCGGAGACCGGGCTGGCGCTCATCACGCGCACGGTGAAGCGGCGGTTTGACCGCTGGCCATCGGGCGTGACGCGGACCGGCATGCGGCTGGTGCCGGGCCCGGCCTCGGCGCTGGTCTCGGTCGAGACAGTCGATGCAGAGGATGCGGCGCAGCTCTACACAGCGCGATTTGCTTTGAGTGGCGGGCGGCTGCGGCTGACGCCCTTTGTGGCCTTGCCGCCCATTCCGCCGGGCGGGCATGCGGACGTGACCTTTGTCACCGGCTATGGCGCGGCAGAGGATGTGCCGGAGGATCTGGTGCAGGCGCTGAAGCGGCTGGTGCTGGCGGCCTATCGGCGTGAGGCGAGCGAGGCGCTGCCGGACGAGGTCCGCGAAATTCTCGCCGCGCGGCGGGAGCGTCGGATATGAGCGCCGAGACCGCCATCCAGGACGCCCTGATGGCGCTGCTGCGGGCCGATGCCGGCGTGCAGGCGATCTACGGCACACCGGCACGCGTGTTCGATGCGGAGAGCGATGCGCCGATCTTCCCCTATGCGCAATTGGAGCGCCATGAGGTCACGGCCGCCGGGGCGGCCTTGGTGGACGGCCATGAGCACCGGCTGATGCTCGCCGTGTTCAGCCGCGAGGACGGGCTGAAAGCCGCGAAGGCAGCGGTGGCGGCCTTGCGCGCGGCGGTCGAGGGGGCGGACTGGACCGCGGCTGGCGTGCATGTCGTGATGGCGCATGTCGTCTATGGCGATGTGATGCGCACCGCCGACAAGCGCGCCTTTCGCGGGATCATCCGAATTCGGATCATATCGGAGGAGGCAGGCTGATGGCGGGCCAGAGGGGCAGGGACATCCTGCTGAAGATTTCAGATGGCGCGGATGGGTTCACGACGTTGGCGGGCGTGCGGGCGAGCCGCATCCAGCTGTCGGCGGGCACGGTGGACGGCACCAGCGCCGACAGCGCGGAGGCCTGGCGCGAGCTGGTCGAGGGGGCGGGCATCAAATCCGCCCGCGTGACCGGGCGCGGCGTGTTCAAGGACGCGGCTTCGGATGCGCGAATGCGGGCCGTGTTCTTTGGCGGAGAGGCGCCGGACTGGCAGCTCGTCCTGCCGGATTTCGGCACGCTGAGGGGCGCGTTCCAGATCAGCGAACTCAGCTGGAGCGGCGCGCATGATGGCGAGGCGGAATTCTCTGTCACGCTGGAAAGCGCGGGCCTGCTCGCCTTCGAGGTGCTGCCATGAATGCGGCGCGGGGCGAGACCGGATTGGTGATCGGCGGCGTGGCGCGGCGGCTCTGCCTGACGCTGGGCGCGCTGGCCGAGATCGAGGCGGCATTCGGCTGCGTGCGGATGAGTGAGCTGGAAGCCCGGATGCGGGTCCTGTCGGCGGCGGATCTGCTGGTGGTGCTGGCGGCCCTGTTGCGGGGCGGCGGCGAGGGCGAATTGGCGACGCGCCTGAGCGAGCAGGACGTGGCGCCGGGCGCGGCGGCGCGGGCGGTGGCCGAAGCCTTCCGGCTGGGGCTCGCGGGGTGATGCTGCCATGGGCGGAGATGATGCGGTCGTCGCTGGCGGCGGGGATCGGGCCGGAGGATTTCTGGCGGCTGTCGCTGACGGAATGGCGCTGGCTCGCGGCGCGCCGGGCAGGGCTGAAGGCGGGACGGCTGCAGGAATTGATGGCGGCGTTTCCGGATGAGGAGAAAGCGCAATGAAAGATTTCGACAATGATTTGAACGCCGCCGGGAACGCGCTGCGCAGCCTGGCCGAGGGGCCGGGCGTGCAGGCAGCCGAGGCGCTGGAGGCCGCCTTCGGGCGGGCCGGGCAGAGCATCGAGACAGCGCTGGGACAGGCGGCGCGATCGGGTGAGCTGAACTTCGAGCGCATGGCGGAAAGCATTCTGAAGGATCTGGCGCGCGTCGCCGCCGAAAGCGTTGCGGCAATGGCGGGCGCACAGAGCGGCGCGCAGCAGGCGGTGACGCTGAACATGAATTATGCGCCGGGAGCGGAGCCATCCGGACGTGAGAGCGAAGCGACAATGAGCGCCCTGCTGGCGCGGATCGTGGCAGGCGGAGGGCGATTCCTGTGAGCTTGGCGAATTTCCATGAGGTGAGTTTCCCGGTGCCGCTGGCGCTGGCAGCGACGGGTGGGCCGGAGCGGCGCACGGACGTGGTGACGCTGGCGAGCGGGGCCGAGGCGCGCAATGCGGTCTGGGCCGGCTCGCGGCGGCGCTGGGATGTCGGCAGCGCGGCGCTGAAGCTGGACGCGCTGCAGGCGCTGGTCGAGTTCTTCGAGGCGCGGGGCGGGCGGCTGCACGGGTTCCGGTTCCGGGACGCGCTGGATGACCGGTCCTGCGCTCTGGGCGAGATGCCGACGGTAACGGACCAGGTAATCGGGACGGGCGATGGCGCGGAGATGCGGTTCCAGTTGGTGAAGACGTATGGCGATTATGCACGACGCATCCTGAAGCCGGTGGCGGGTAGCGTACTGGTCGCCGTGAATGGCGTGGCGGCTCCGTTCACCGTCGATGAAATGACGGGCGAAGTGACACTGGACAGCGCACCGGAACCGGGCGCTGTGGTGACTGCCGGGTTCCGGTTCGATTGCGCGGTGCGGTTCGATACGGACCGGCTCGACATCACGCTGGAAGGCTTTGGCGCAGGCAAGGCGCTGCGTGTGCCGCTCATCGAACTGGTGGGATAGGCGCCATGCGGATCATCGAACAGGACTTAGCAGAACGACTGGCGAGCGGCGCGGCGACGACGTGCCTCTGCTGGCGGCTGGAACGGGCGGACGGGTTTGGGCTGGCCGTGACCGAGCATGACCGGGCGCTGGAGGTGGACGGAACGCTCTACCAGCCCGGCGCGGCGCTGGAAGGGGCGAGCTTTGCGCAGTCGGCGGATCTGCGTCCCGGCCATGCGGCAGCGGGCGGCGCGCTGGGACATGAGGCGATTACGGAAACGGATATGGCGGCGGGCCTGTGGGATGGCGCGCGGGTCGAGGTCATCCGCGCCGACTGGCAGCGCCCGGATCTGTACATCCCGGTCTGGAGCGGGCGGCTCAGCGAAGTAACGCGCAGTGAGACCGGGTTCGAGGCGCAGCTGGTGAGCCGGAAGGCCGAATTCGAACGGCCGCTGGGCCGGGTTTATGCACGCCAGTGCGACGCCGTGCTGGGCGATGCGCGCTGCGGCGTGGATGTGGGCGCGTTTCCGGGCACAGCCTGCGATCACAAATCCCAGACGTGTTCGGAGGTTTTCGGCAATACCGAGAATTTCCGCGGTTTCCCGCATTTGCCGGGCGCGGATTTCGTACTGCTCGGCCCGGCGGCGAGCGGCAATGATGGAGGTCGGCGATGAGGCGGGACGAGATCGTGGCGGCGGCGCGCAGTTGGCTGGGCACGCCCTATCGCCATCAGGCGAGCCGCAAGGGCGCGGGCTGTGATTGTCTTGGCCTCGTACGCGGCGTATGGCGGGAGCTGGTCGGGCCGGAGCCTGCACGCTTGCCGCCCTATACGCCGGACTGGGCCGAAGTGACGGGCAAGGAGACGCTGCTGGCAGCGGCGCGGGCGCATTTGGTTGAAGTGCCGCTGGGTACAGCGCAGGCGGGCGATGTGCTGGTCTTCCGGATGGCGACAGGTGTGCCCGCCAAGCATTGCGGCGTGCTGAGCGGCGAAGGCGCGCTGGTCCACGCCTATTGGGGACGGGCGGTGGTGGAGACGCGGCTGGTGCCGTGGTGGCGGAGGCGGGCGGTGGCGGCCTTCGCCTTTCCCGGTGTGGAGGATTAGGACATGGCGCAGATCGTGTTTTCGAGTGTCGGGCAGGTGATTGGGCAGCAGGCCTTGCCGCAGGGGTTGAACCTGCTGGGACGGCAGCTCTCCGGCGCAGGGATTGGCAAGTCGCTGGGCAGTTTGGCGGGGCAAGCGGTCGGGGCGTATTTCGCGCCCGCGCAGGAAGGCCCGCGCGTCAAATCCCTGCCGGTGATGGAAGCGCGCGAGGGGGCGGGCCTGCCCTCTGTCTACGGCCGGATGCGGGTCGGCGGTCAGGTGATCTGGGCGGCGCGGTTCAAGGAGAGCAAGACGACACGGCGGGCGAGCAGCAAGGGCGGGCCGAAGCTCACCGAATATGACTACTCGGTCAGCTTTGCCGTGGCACTGGGCGAGGGGCCGATCCTGGGCGTGCGGCGGGCCTGGGCGAATGGTGAGGCGTTTGACCTGTCGGGCGTGGTGCACCGCGTTTATCGGGGCGATGAAACGCAGGAGCCGGACCCGCTGATCGAGATGATCGAGGGCGTGGCACCGGCCTATCGCGGGACGGCCTATATCGTGTTCGAGGATCTGCCGCTGGAGGCGTTTGGCAACCGGCTGCCGCAGCTCTCCTTTGAGGTCGAGCGCGTACCGCCGGGCGGGTCTGAGCCGGGGCTGGGCGATGTGGTGACGGGGGTGAACATCATCCCGGCATCGGGCGAGTTTGTCTATGCGACGGAAATTGTGCGCGAGCAGGCTTTTCCGGGGCATGAGCGGCCGCTGAATGCGTGGTCCGGCGAGGCGCGGGCGGATTTCCTTGTGTCGCTCGACCAGTTGGAGACCGATCTGCCGAACGTGTCGCGCGCCGCGCTGACGGTCGGCTGGTTCGGGACGAGTATCGAGGCGGGCGCGTGCGAGATCCATCCCGGCGTGGAGACACGTGAGCGGGTGACCGTGCCCTATGCGTGGGAAGTGGCGGGCGTCGCGCGGGGCGATGCCTATGTCATTTCGCGCGATGAGGACGGCCATCCGAATTATGGCGGCACGCCTGCGGATCGGTGCGTGATCGGCGCTATTCAGGAGATGAAAACACGGGGCCTGTCTGTCACGCTGTCGCCCTTCCTGTTCATGGACACGGGCGGCTTTCCGTGGCGCGGGCGGATTGGCGTGTCGGCAGATGGCACCGCGGCGGCGCGGAGCGAGATCGAGAGTTTCGTGAACGGAGCGAACGGGTTCCGGAATTTCATCCTGCATCATGCGCAGCTGGCCGTAGACGCAGGCGGCGTCGAGGCGTTCCTGATCGGCAGCGAGATGGTGGGGCTCAGCCGGGTGCGGGACGCGGCGGGGGCTTTTCCATTCGTTGAAGCGCTGGTGGCGCTGGCGGCGGAGGTGAAGGCGATCCTGCCGGGCGCGCAAGTGTCCTATGGCGCGGACTGGACCGAATATGGGGCTTATGTCCCCGGTGACGGATCGGGGGATGTCCTGTTCCCGCTGGACGCGCTCTGGGCGAGTCCCAATGTCGATTTCGTTGGCGTCGACTGGTATCCGCCGCTGGGGGATTGGCGGGACGGGGACACTCATCTGGACGTGCTGGCCGGATATGTGGCGGCGGACGACCCGGCCTATCTGGCGTCGCAGATTGCGGGCGGGGAGGCGTTTGACTGGTATTATGCGGACCAGGCGGCGCGCGACGCGCAGGTGCGTGCACAAATCAATGACACTGCGCATGGCGAGCACTTCGTGTTCCGGCAAAAGGATATTGCGGGCTGGGCAGGCGCGTATCATCACGAACGTCCCGGCGGGGTGCGCAATCCGATGCCAACTGGCTGGGTGCCGGGGGCCAAGCCGGTTCGCCTGACCGAGATCGGCTTTGCGGCGGTCGACAAGGGCGGCAATGCGCCGAATGTGTTCGTTGATCCCAAGAGCAGCGAGAGCGCGCTGCCGCCCTATTCGAGCGGGGCGCGGGACGAAGTGTTCCAGCGCCGAGCACTCGCGGCGGTGTTGCCGCATTGGGAGGCGAGCCCGCTGGTCGAGGCGGCTTATGTCTGGGCATGGGACGGGCGGCCCTTTCCGGCCTGGCCGCTGAAGGAGGAGGTCTGGAGCGATGGCGGCAACTGGGCGCGCGGGCATTGGCTGAATGGCCGGTCGGGCCTTGCGCCGCTGGCCGATGTGGTGGCGGATTTCTGCGCACGGGGCGGCGTGACGGCAGTCGATGTGTCGGGGCTGGACGGGATTGTCGAAGGCTATGGGCTCGACGGGGTGCATTCGGTGCGGGCAGCGCTGGAGCCGCTCAGGGCGGCATATGGGTTTGAGTGCGTGGAGCGCGGCGGGGCGCTGGTGTTCCGTATGGCGGGCGAAGGCGGCGTGCTGGCTGTGGCGTCTGGCGCGCTGGTGGAAGGCGGACTGAAGAAGACGCGCACCCTGCTCGACAAGGCCCCGGCGCGGCTGAGACTGACCCATGTTGATCTTGAGGCGGACTACCAGCCGGGCATGGCGGAGGCGCGAACTGAAGGCGGCGATCCGAGGCTGGTGCAGGATGTGGCCTTGCCGCTGGCGCTCGGGGCGAGCCGGGCGGAGGCGGTGGCCGGGGCGCTGCTGGAATCGGCGGCGAGCGGGGAGACGGCGATTTGTGCTGTGTCGCTCTCGGCTTTGGCGCTGGAGCCGGGGGATGGGCTGCGCGTGGAGGGCGGGCCGGTCTGGCGTGTCACGGATGTTGTCGACCGGGGCGGTGTGCGGGCGCTGACCTGCCGGGAGGAGGTTGCCGCGATGCCGCGCGTGCGGGCGGGCGAGGCGGGCAGCGCGCCGCCGCCGGTGCCTGTGTTCGGCGGGGTGGACCTCGTTATCATGGACGCGCCCAGCCTGCCGGAGTTCGGCGAGGGCGCCGGGCCTCTGGTGGCGGCATGGGCCGATCCGTGGCCGGGAGAAGTGGTCGTGTCAGCCGGCCTGGCCGAAGACGCGCTGAGCGAGACAGTGCGACTCGACCGCCCGGCGGTGATTGGTCGGCTGACGGAAGCGTGCAGCGCCGGGCCGGTCGGGCGGTGGGACCGGGCGAATGCGCTGAGCGTGTATTGTCCGGGTGGGGAATTTGCGAGCCTGCCGGAAGCGTTGGTCCTTTCCGGCGGCAATGCGGCGCTGCTGGAGACGCAGGCGGGCTGGGAATGCGTTCAGTTTGAACAGGCCGACCTGATTGCGCCCGACACATGGCGCCTGACAGGGCTGTTGCGGGGCCAGCGAGGGAATGTGTCCGGCGACGCGGCGATTGGCGCACGGCTGGTGATGCTGGATGCGGCGGTGGCGCGGGCGAGCCTTGGCGGGGAGGCCTATGGGGCAAACCTGGTCTGGCGGACCGCGACGGATGATACCCCGCAGACGGCCATGTTCGGGGACCGCGCGGGCCTGCCCTGGCCTGTGGCGCATCTGCGCGTGCGGGCGGGCCAGCTCAGCTGGACCCGGCGCGGGGCGGATGTGCCGCAAAGCTGGGCCATGCCGGAGGCGGAGAATGCGGGCCGGTTTGCGGTCGCGTTCGACACAGGCAGCGGGTTTGGCGCGCAGAGCGTGGTGGAGACCCCCTTTGCGGACTGGGTGGAAGACGCCATAGCGGCGCGGGTTGCGGAGGTCGGACAGGACGGGCGGACGGGTCTGTGGACCGTGATTTGAAGATTGGCGGGCTGCCAAACAGGACTGCATTGCCGCGCGGGTCGATCCGGTAAGGTAATATCCGGGTTTCATTACGGGTCGGGACATCCTAACTGTGATCGGATATCAGATTCGTGACTGGAAGGATTTTCCGCCCTTGGCCCTCGACCCCTATAAAGTGCTCGGCGTTGACCGCTCGGCCAGCGAGGCCGAGATCAAGAAGGCGCACCGCCGGAAAGCGAAGGATCTGCATCCCGACCAGAATCCGGACGATGCCAAAAAGCTGGAAGAATTCAAGCACGTCTCCCAGGCGTGGGACATTCTTGGTGACAAGGAAAAGAGAGCCAAGTTCGACCGCGGCGAGATTGACGGCGATGGCAATCCTACGGGCTTTCCGGGCGGCGGATATCCGGGCGGTGGCGGGAGCCAGCGCTGGGAATCGCGCGGGGCCGGCAACCCGTTCGGCGGCGCACAGGGCGACCCCTTCGAGGATATCCTGTCCGGCATGTTCGGCGGCGGCCGGTCCCGGCGCAGCGGACCGGTCAAGGGCCGGGACGTGCGCTATCGCGTGACCATCGACTTTGCCGATGCCGTGACCGGCGCGCGTCGGCGGATGACCATGGCCGACGGCACCGCGCTGGATGTGAACATTCCGGCGGGTATCGAGAGCGGCCAGACCCTGCGCCTGAAAAGCCAGGGCCAGGCATCTCCGAATGGCGGCCCGCCGGGCGATGCCCTGCTGGAGGTCGAGGTGACGGCGAGCAAGGTATGGGAGCGCGACGGCAAGGATTTGCGCATGACCGTGCCGATTGACCTGAAGGTCGCGGTGCTGGGCGGCAGTGTCGAGGTGAAGACGCCTTCCGGCCCGGTCACGCTGAAAGTGCCGGCTGGTTCGAATACGGGCTCTCAGCTGCGCCTGCGCGGCAAGGGCGTTCAAACTTCCACGCCGGGCAATCTGTATGCGCGGCTGGAAATCGTGCTCGACGATCCGAAGGACGAAGGATTGAAAACCTGGGCGGAAGGCCGCTAG